ACCTTCCTGTGCGGGCTTCAAGAGATTGAAGCCATCATGCACCAGCGGATTGGCCTTGGCGTACCGATCCTGCCTGTCCCTGCGTCACTGCTGGCCCCCAACAGCCCCGACTCGGGGTACGCCGATGCACTGATGGATGCGCTATCGCAGTTTTCATTTGGCGAGCGCGCGGCAATGCTTGTTCCGTCGATGGAAGAGAATGGGCAGAAGACCGGATACGGGGAGCTAAAATTCATGCGCCCAGACGGTGCGCTGGCTGACCTGGACAAGACGATCCAGCGCTGGGAAGGCCGTATGGCCATGACCCTGCTGATGGATTTCCTGCTGGTTGGGCATAACAGCGAGGGAAACCGGGCCACGCACGGAGACAAGACGGAGATGTTTCGCAAGAGCCTCTACTGGCTTGCGGATCTTTTCTGCAACACGTTCACGACGCAGGCGTTCAACCCGCTGTTCCGAATGAACGGGTTCAAACAAGACAAGTGGGCCAAGTTAGGACACGGCGCAGTGGTCCCTGTAAGTTTTGGAGAGTTCTGCGACGGCGTGAACAAACTGGTCGGTTCTGCAGTGCTCGTCCCTGACGACGCGCTCAAGGACGCAGCGCTCAAGCATTTGGACCTCAAGCCCAGCGACCAGCAGGGAGATGGAGCTCCAGGATGAACGTCCGCGAGCGCATCATGTCCGCCCTGCGCGGTTCAGGCCGCCGGCCCATGACCGTGAACGCGGTGGCCCGGCGACTGGGGTACGACCACGCGCCCGGGTGGATGCCCGGCCAGGTGGATGCGCTGGTGCTGGAGGGCGCGGTGGCAAAGTGTGGCGGGTGTGAGCACTGCGGCGCCGGCGCCAAATACGTCTCAAAGTCGGATGCGGACCCCGCGTGAGCGCTGCATTCATCCTCGGCATGCGTGACGCGCTGGTGGTCTACGGCGACCGCGTGGCTGACCGCGGCGTGTCGCGCTTCACCGTCTCGGACGCGGAGCCTATCAGGGCTGCATGGCACGCCGGCGTGGCCAACATCATGGCCGAGCAGGTTGACCGTGAGAACCTCATCCACGGTTGGCCCACTGGCGCGCAGAAGGCTGCTGACGGGTCCGCCAGGGGCGACGCGGTCCCGTCCATTCTGCTGGATAACCCGTACGCCACAGAGTTCCTGAAGACGCAGGGCGCGGAACTCGTGGTCCAGATTGACGAGACCACGCGCTTTACCATCCGGGCGTTCCTGAAGCGCGGCATGGACGAGCACCTGCCGGTCAAAGAGACCGCCCGCCTGCTGCGCGCGGTCATGCCGCTGACCCAGCAGCAGCTGGGAGCCATTGATCACATGGTGCAGGAGCAGCTGGCCGCGGGACGAAGCCCAGAGCAGGTTGCCGCGCTGGCGGAGAAGTTCCGCGCGCGCCTGGTTGCGTCACGTGCCCTGACCATTGCGCGCACGGAGACCATCCGCGCAAGCGCTGCAGGGCTGCAGGCGTCGTGGGCGGCGGCGTCTGACCGCGGCCTGCTGAGCGATTCTGCGCGCCAGCGATGGATTGGCGGCGGAACGCGTGCGTGCGGAATATGCAATGGTCTGGCGGGCACCGAGGCGCCGCTGGGCGGAGAGTTCGCGGGCGGGCACACGCGGCCTCCATCCCACCCATGCTGCCGCTGCACCCTGGGGCTTGTGACTGCGTGATCACGCTCCAATGATCGTCAAATACTCCACCAGGATCTGGCCCTTGGTGGTGGTGGCGACGCACTTGAAAACCGTGGTCGTGCCCGCGGCACCTGGCGTAAACAGCGCGACGGCCACGGTTCCCGCGTAGGCACCGCCGGTCACCGTTCCCGTGCCGCTGTCCACGGTCCACGTCGCGCCAGTGAGAGAGTCCGTCCCCAGCGGAGAGGATGCGGACATCTTCCCAACGAAGTCCACGCCGCGGCCGACGGATGCAGTGTAATCCTGCGTGTACGTTTCGAGTGACGTTGTCATTGGTAGCTCCGTGCGCGTGCGGCGCGTGTTGGCGCAGCGATGGCCGCGGCGGACGTGGGGGTGCGTGGTGATGCAGTGGGCGCAATCTGGGCGGCGACCGTGTATGTGACGCGTGCTGGCGTGGTGCGCGGGGACATCACAATGACAACTGGGCCACTGTACGGCTGTCCAATGGCTGCGGAGATGGCGTCCGACAGAGACAGCGCTTCATCCAGACTGGTCGACATTGTGGCCTGGGTGGCCAGGCTTTCACCCAGGATCAGCACATCCGTCAGGCTCCGGACGTAGGCCGCGACTGCGCCCGCCGCCTCGGAGAGCGTCTGGGAATCCGATAGGAAGAGGCTCATGGCGGACGACGCGTCTGCCACCCCTGAGAGCGTCACCGTGTCCGTCACACCGCTGGCCATGACCGCTGCTGTCCCGGCAGCCTCCGCGACGGATACCGTCTCCGCCACGTTCCCCGTGTACGCTGTCCCGCCGCCGCCCGATTGCACGCCGGTCACGCCCTCCGTGAGCGTCAGCGTCTCGTTGAGCGCCGCCACGGCGGCCTGTAGCGCGCCCGCCGCCTCACCCAGCGCTTGGGTGTCCGCCAAGGCCACGGTGCCGGACAGCTGGGCGGTGGACGACTCCACCAGTGTGAGGGTTTCCACCAGCGCCGCGGCAGTCCCTCGCACGACCGCCACCGCCTCGGACAGCGTAAGGGCGTCGGACAGTGCGCCCGAGGCGGCCATGCCGGCACCCGCGGCCTCCCCCAGGACCACCGTCTCATTGACCGAACCCGCGGTGGCCGCGGTGACCGCTGCGGATTCCCCCAAGGTCAGGGTTTCCGACAGTACGGTGGCTGCGGACAGCACAGCCCCCAGCGCCTCGGCCAGCGCCACGTTCTCGTTGACCCCGCCCGCGTAGGACGTCCCTCCCGCCATGCCCTCCATGAGCACTTGAGTGTCCGACAACCCGGTGGACATGGTTGCCTGCGACGTCAACCCGTCGGACAGCGCCTGTGTGTCTGCCAGGGCCACCGCCGCCGCAGCCTGCGCGGCCATCAGTTCCGTGAGCGCCGAGCTTTCGTTGAGCGCCGCGGATGCTGCCTGGAGCGCGCCCAAACTCTCCGCGAGCGCCTGCGAATCAGCCAGGGCCAGCGTGCCCGCAAGTGCGGAGGCCAGCCCGTCGGACAGGGTGACGGTTTCCGTGAGGCTGGCGCTGTACGCCGTGCCCCCGCCGCCCCCACCCGCAGCGTCGGTCAGGTCAGCGTCAAACCAACCCTCTGGAACGGCCCCTGCGTCAAACCACGTGAGTGCGCGCGCCGTGACGTCAAATGAGCCGACGCGCCCCCTTTGTCGAGTTCGACACGCGTATCGGCGTGGTCCTGCGGCGTGCCCTTATGCGGACATGACCCGCGCGCGTTTCAGTCTCACGCTGAGAGCCAAGGCCGCCATGGACGGAGACCAGATGATGGTCTTCGGCCTGATGTCCTGCTCTGTGGCGCCAGACGGGACGCGCGTCGTGGACAGCCAGAATGACGTCATCACCATCGGAGAGTTGGAGAAGGGTGCCTACGGGTACACTGCCAACTCCAGCGGGATGGGCCTGGAACACTCGCGGTTCCAGGGCATCGGCAAGCTGATCGAGAGCTGCGTTTTCACCGCGGAGAAGATCGCCAAGATGGCGGCGGTTGGAATTGAGATCACATCCGCGCCTGATTGCTGGTGGGTCGGCTACAAGGTTGACGATGTCAACGTGTGGAACCGCGTCAAGAGCGGAGAACTTTCCGCGTTCTCTTGGGGCGGATGGGCCAAGCGCTCCCCCGTGGCCGCAGCCAAGGCGAAGTCACTGGCCGGCGTGGTCAAGAGCAAGGCAGGCGCGGCCGCCGGTGAACTGTTCGAGCTGACGGACCTGGAAATCGAAGAGGGTTCCCTCGTCGGAGACCCCGCCAACCCGCTGGCCAAGGTTGCGTTCTTTAAGCGCGCCGCGGGCGCTCCGGAGAAGTCCGCCATGTTTGCAAAGACCAAGGCCATCCTCGCCAAGCTCTTCACCCGCAAGATGGACATGGGTGCCGAAGCCGCGCCGCCCTCCATGCAAGAAGTGCTGGACCAGCGCGAGTGGCTTGAGGACTGGTGGGAGTTGCGTGATGCATTTGACACCGCGGTGCGCGGCATCATGTGCAGCGACCTCCCGTCAGACCAGCAAGCCGCGGCTCTCCAGGAGAGCACGCAGCAGTTTCTGGACGCGCTGATGGCACTCAATGCAGGCCGCGCAACGGACAAGTCCGCATCCGGACCCGACCTCAACGCCCTCGACGCCGCACTGTCCGCAGTGCTGGCGCAGGGCATCACCGCCACCTTGGCGGACGACGTCAGCAAGACCCTGGACCAGTTTGAATCAGACTCGGGCGCCCCCCCGCGCACGCAGAAGGAGAAGACCACCATGGCCAAGACCGCCGCAGAAATCATGAAGGGCCTGTCCGCCGAAGATGCGGCCGTGTTGGCCACTGAGATGGCGAAGAAGTCCCTCGCGCCGTCCGAGGAAATCCTGACCCGCCTGGCGAAGGCGGAGAACGACTCCGCCGCCGCGAAGCGTGATGCGGAGACCGCGCAGAAGGCCGCGGATGCCAGCGCCGCTGAGCTGCTGGTGCAGAAGAACGCCAACCTGTTCATCCAGAAGGA